AGCGGAGAGCACGTCGGGCCCGCCTACAGAAGAAGGACAGAATACCCAAGGGCCAGAGGGGGGCTCAACCTCGCCGGGCGGGTCGCCCGCGGACCCGCGCGCAGGCCGGCAGCGGGAGTCCCCTTGCCCGCCATTGCTCGATGGGCCGGGGGAGGATCCCGCCGGGGGGTCGGGACTCCCTGTCCTTGGCGCCGGCGAAGATTCAGACGCCGCGATGACTGGCGCGATCGCCCTGGGCCCCTGGCCGGTCCCCCCTGATCTGCGGGCCCGGTGGGAGGCGGCGACGGAGGAGGAGCGGGGGGAGGCGGCGCGGCGGCTCGGGATCGTCCAGGAGGCCGAGGCCTACGCGGCGGCGAACCGGAACGGGAAGCGGGAGCGGGCGGGACTGCTTGCGCGGTTCCTTGAGGACCGGCGGGCGGTGGAGGAGGGGGGCGGTGCGACCGGGATGGCCGGGAGTGTGCGGGTGCCGGTTTTGCAGACCCTCTACAGATGGATCGCGCTGGCGCGGGAGGCGGACTGGCACCCCGCCGCCCTGCTCGATGCCCGCCTGGCGCGGCGGGCCGACGCCGGCGAGATCCACGCGGCCATCCCGGAGCCGGCCAAGAGCCTGTTCCTCGGCCTCTTCCTGAACACCCGGCAGCTCAGCGTGAAGGAGTGCCTCCGCGGCGCGGCCGCGCTGCTCAAGACGCGCGATCCCGCGGCCGCCGCCGCCCTCCCCGGCTACCGCGCCTTCCTGCGCCTGGCCGAGGCCATGCCCGAGGAGCTGCGCGTCCGGTACCGGGAGGGGGCCCGCGCGTGGCAGGCGCGGTTCGCCCCCTACATCGAGCGGGATCCGACGACCCTGGCCGTCAACGAGTGGTGGGTCGCGGACCACATGCAGTTCGACGTGCTCTGCCGGCTGCCGGACGGGCGCCTTGGCCGCCCCTGGCTCACCCAGTGGATGGACATCCGCTCGCGCCGCCGCCTGGGCTGGTGTGTCTGGACCGTCCCCTCCCAGGACACGATCCTCCTCGCCCTCGCGCGGTCGATCCGCCGCGCCGGCGTGCCCGGGCACGTCTACATGGACAACGGCCGCGACTTCACCTCCCTCGCGCCCGAGGGCGGGCACCGGCGCCGCCGGGTACGCCTGGACGAGACGCGCGTCGAGACGGTGCTGGCCCACCTTGCCGTCGTCGCGCACTTCAGCCGCCCCGGCAACCCCCAGTCCCGCCTCATCGAGCGGCATTTCGGCACCGACCACGACCGCTTCGACAAGTGGTTCCCGACCTACACAGGCCGCGACCCGCAGCATAAGCCGGAGGACCTGCCGGCCGCCCTCAAGGATCCGGCCCAGGTCCCGACGCTCGAGCAGCTCGAGGCGGCTTACGCCCTCTACGTGGACCGCGTGGCGAACCAGGAGCCATCCTCGGCGCGTGGGTTGGACGGCCTCTCCCCCCTCGCCGCCTGGCAGGCCGGGATCCAGGCCCCGGGCTACGTCCATCGGACGGCGACCGACCAGGAGCTGAAGCTCCTCCTGATGAAGCGGACGAAGGCGCTGGCCGTGCGGAGGGGAGCCGTGGAATTCGCGGGGCGGCGCTGGACCTGCGCCGCGCTCCAGGATCCCGGGGCGCCGGCGGAGGTCTATGCCCGCTATGACCAGGAAGTCGCGGGCCGGCTCTGGCTCTTCACCGCGGCCGAGGAGTTCGTGGGGGCGGCGGAGCGCCAGGAGCTGCTCGCCTACGGGGCGGACCAGCGGGACATCCGGGCCGCGGACCGGCGCCGGCGGACGCTCGAGGGCAAGATGAAAGCCGGCCGGGAGGCAGCGACGGCGTTCGGAGCCGAGCCGGACCACATGCTGGCGGTCATGGCTGCGCGGCTCCAGGCGACCCAGGCGCCGCCGTCCGACCCGAAGCCCACGGTGATCCGGCCGATCCGGACGCCCTTCCGCAAGGCGGCGCCGGCGCTCAAGGCGGTGGAGGCGGCCGGGACGACCCGGGTCCTGCCACCGCCGCCGCCCAATCTGCGGGATGCGGTCCTGGACCTCATCCCGGAGCGGGCCGACCGGCCCGAGGACATGCTCTCGGACGATGACCGCCGGCAATTCGCCGACCTGGACGAGCTGCCGGCCCGGCCAGCGCAGGCGAGGAGGCGTGGATGAAACCGACGATTCAGGAGACGCAGAAGAGGATCGTGGCTCTCACCCACGAGCATTGGGGCACGGAGACCGGCGGCCCCTACCGGCAGATCATCGAGTCGCTCGCCTACGCGATCGCCATCGTCCTGGCGGAGCGGGGCTAGAAGGAGAAGATGATGCGCTGCTATTTCTGCTGGGCCTCATGGTTTGCACGATGCTGTTGCTCGACGATTCGGCATTGGATCCCGAGCGCGGAACCCTGGGCCAAAAGGGCGTGGAAGAGGAAGTTGGAGATTGGGCGGTGACGACCTGGTGGGCGTGTCCGATGTGGAAGCCGTGCGAGGCTGTCGCAGCGGGAGCCTGGGAGGACCTGCTGGTCGGCCTGACGTGGTCGGCGCTCACGTGGCTGGCGCTGCTGCTGGGTCTGGGCCTGGGGAGGCGCAATGGGCGGGTGTAACTGCGAGATGGGGCTGACGATCGTGCCGACTTCGGACGGGCGGCATCTGCTGGTCGAGCGGTGTATCCACTGCCTGGGCACCCAACGGCTCTTCCCCGGCTGGTTGAAGAGGTACCTGAAGCAGAAGTCCAAGGAGACGCGCTGATGGCGACACCGAAGGCGGCGGCGGCAGACTGGCTCACCCGCGTCGAGCTCGGCCTGGACGGCGGCGACCAGGTAGGCGAGATCCAGACCCGCCTGCGGGCCTGGCTCGCCGAGGAGGGCCCCGGAGCCCCGCGCACGCTCACGGCCGTGGCAAAGGGCACCGGGTACTCCCCGCCGGTCCTCAGCCAGTTCGCCTCCGGCCAGTACCCGGGCAGCAATGAGGCAGTGGCCCGGCGGGTCGCCGAGTTCTTCGCCAACGAGGAGCGGCGGGCCCTGCATCCGCCCGACCCCTCTTATCGCGAGAACCGCTTCACCAGGGTGATCTGGAAGGGCCTCCGCCACGCTCACGATAGCCAGGACGTGGCCGTCATCTACGGGGATCCCGGCAAGGGCAAGACGGTCACGATCCGCAAGTACGTGCTGGAGCACCCGACGGCGATCCTGCTCACGGCCAACCCGACGATCCGGAGCGACCGGGCGGTCCTGGAGGAGCTGTGCGCCATCCTGCGCCAGCGTGTGAAGGGCGACGCCTCCCGCGACTTTGTCACGGCGCTGGTCGTCACCCTCAAGGGCTCGCGGCGGCTCCTGATCCTGGACGAGGCCCAGCATCTCACGGCTGCGGCGGTGAACGTGCTCCGGGCGCTGCACGACGAGACCGGGATCGGCCTGGTCCTCTGCGGCAACGAGGAGGTCTGGCAGCGGATGGAGACGAAGGGGGGCGTTGTGCGGGCGCCCTTCGCCCAGCTCCGCGACCGCGTGGGCTATCGCCGGTACCTCAAGGGCGCCTTCGTGCGCGACGAGGTGAAGGACTACGCGATCCAGATCCTGCCCGGCCTCGACCGGCAGGGGGTGGATTACCTCCACCTCCAGGCGGAGCGGACGGGAAGCCTCCGGATCGTGCAGAAGCACTGCGTCTGGGTGGCCAAGAAGGTGAACGGGACCGGGCGCGCGCCGACGCTGGAGGACCTCCAGCAGGCGACGGGGGTGGTGGCATGACGGGCGACGGGCCGGCAGGGGTCGTCCTCTTCCGGACCCCGGGCGGGACCTGGGTCATCCAGGCCTGGACCGCGGGGAACTACCTGAAGCCGTTCATGGTCGCGCAGGACCTGTCCCTGGACCTTGCCCACGGCCTGGCGCGGGACGCGATGCTAGTCCTCGAGCGATCGGCGCGGGCCGAGCAGGCGCGGCGCAACTGATGGCGAAGAAGCCGACCCCGAAGATGACCTGCCGGATGTGCGGGCGGGAGTTATGGGTCCCGGGCGACCGGCTCCCGACGCACGTGACGCTGCGGAAGCAGAGAACGTGCCCGTACAGCGGCCGGCCGTGGCCCGGCGCCGCGGACCCGGTTCCGACCACCAAGGCTCAGTTCATGGAGGGAGGATGCGCGGGACGGTGAAGTGGTTCGACCAGTTGAAGGGATACGGGTTCATCTGTCCGGACGGGGCGAGCGGAGAGCGGGACGAGAACTTCTTCTTCCACTACAGCGACGTCGAGCGCCGGCCGGATGAGGGGCGGCTCAGCCTGGCGGGGGGCGAGCTGGTCGAGTTCGATGTTGGCGAGCACCGCGGCCGCCCGAGCGCGGTGCGCGTGCGTCGGGTCTAGACCCGTGACACTGCCGGTCTGCTGGGCGTGCACCGGCTCCCTCCTGCCGGGCGACTCGGAGGAGGGCGAGCAGCGGCCGCTCTGCGGGGAGTGCCGGAAGCGCCGGAAAACTCCTCCAGCGCCGGCAAAGGAGACGACGATGGCGAGTGGGATCTGCAAGGAATCCGGGTGTGGCAAGCCCATCTCGATGGCGAAGCCTTCGCTCATGCTCTGCTACGGGCATCTGAAGCACCATCCGGACGCCCCGCCCTCGGTCCGGGCCATGGCGCAGGGGGGGGGGAAGCCGAAACGCCCAGGCCGGCCACCCAAGGCGGCGAAAAAGGCCAGGGCGAAGGGAAACGGCAAGGGCGCCATGCGGTGCGAGAGCTGCGGGCAGGCGATCACCGGCCGGTTCGCGAAGGCGGTGGAGCTCCTCCAGGCGAACGGCGTGGAGGACCGGGCGATCGCCATCCGGGCGGCGCATCTCGTCCTGGACGCTGCGGGCTAGCCCGGTGATCGACGGTGTGGGGACCTTCTTGTTCGGCAGTGGGGAGCTGTGGGCGGCGTGGGCGGGCGTGGCGCTGCTGGTCCTGGGGTACGCATGGTTGCTGAGCCTGCTCTTTCCGTGGACCTCCAGGCCGCGGTCCAGGACCTGATCCGGGTCCACGGGATCCCGGCGGTCCGGCGGGCGGTCCTCCAGGTCCTGGGTGATGACGCGGCCGCCGTGCCGCCCGAGATCCGGTGGGCGCTGGAGTTCACGGCGACAAAGTTCCCCGAGTGGCCCTTTGACTTTGCCAAGGACCTGCGGCTCTTCCAGCGGGTCCTGGCGGCGGACCGGGGGCTGAACGTGCGGGAAGCGCTCCACGCCTTTGAGATCTACGCGACGGGGGACCGGAAGCGGCCGGTAAAGAACTGGCGGTCGGCGTTCCGGACCTGGTGCGCGAACGGGCGGAAGTGGGGCAAGCCCTGGGCGGGGAGGCCGATACCAGATCCGTCTCGGACCGTGGATGCTGGGCCGGTCGTCCCATCCCCGCCCAGGGTGAAGCCGGAGCAGGCGGAGGAAAACCAGCGGGCGTTCCGGGAGATGGTGGCCACGGTGTCGGGCAAACTGGAGATGCCGCGATGAGAATCGAATCCTGGGAGGACGTGGACAAGGCGCTGCTGGAGATCGGGCGCGTGGAGCGCGCGATCGTGGTGCTCGGGGTGGCATCGGCGGAAGATGAACTGGAGGCCAAGCGGAGGCTCGGGAGCGCGCTGAAGCCGCTCGAGGCCAGGCGGCAGGACCTGCGCGCGCGCGCGGAGGAGTTCGTGCGGGAGCACGAGGGGGACATGGTGGGCCGCACCTGGAAGGGCGCGCACGGCAAGGTCTGGCTGCGGAAGGTGACGACGCTCACGGCCCGCTCCTGGAAGCGGGTGCTCGACTGGCTGCTCGAGAACAAGAAGATGGCTTACGTGCGGGTCAAGTACGAGGTGAACAAGGAGGCGCTCGGCGACGCGTCAGAGGAAATGTTGAAGGCGGCCGGGGCGCGGCTCAAGCACGAGGACGCCTTCGGCTACGAGGTCAGCTAGGTGGGGACCCGATGACGGGGCAGCGGTACGTGGAGCCGCTCTCGCTCGGCGCGCCGCGGGAGACCCGGCAGGACAGGCTCTCACCGGACGGGACGATGGGCATCTGGCGCAAGCCGGGATGGCAGCCGGACCTGCGGTTCTTCCGCTGCCGGGGGTGCCGGGCCGTGACGCCCTGGAGCTGCTGGTCGAAGGGGCAGCAGCGGGCCTTCTGCCTGGGTGGCGGGATGCCCGCGCGCTGCCCGAGCTGCGGGGGCTAGGGTGCAAGTCCTGGATCTCTTCCTCTCGCCGGCCGAGCTGAAGGTGTGGCGGTACCTGGCCGAGCACGCCGTCGGGCGAGAGGACGCGAAAAAACTGGACACGATCTCGCGCGAGGTGGGCGTGGTCCGGCGGGACGTGGAGGCGGCGCTGCACGCCCTGGTCGCGGACCACAAGCTGCCGATCGCGACGACCTCGGGCGTGCCGGCCGGGGCGTTCATCGCGCTGGACGCGGCGGACCTGGCGATCGGGGAGCGGAACCTGCGGGGGCGGATCATCGCCATCGCGCGCCGGTACCGGGCGCTGCACGGCGGGCCGGCCGCGGCCGAGCTGCTCGGGCAGCTTTCCATGGAACTGGGCGCGCAGTGAGGCGCCCGATGAAAGGAGACGTGATGGGATACACGGTTGAGCCAGGCAACGTGCTCCGCAAGCGATTCGAGTCGGGCCGGCAGGGGATCAACGCCGCAGAGACGCACGCCTTTCTCATCACCGACATCGAGTTCTTCGTGCTCAAGGCGTGGCTGCGGGCGGCCCTGCATCGGACACCCGACACGGATGTTCTTGCTGACCGCGTGCTCCGCGTGGGCTTGGACTGGGAGCACCATCAGGCCCTCCTGAGCAACAATCCCGACGAGCGGACCGCGGAGGACATCATGGAGCAGGAGCGCCTCGCCGCGGAGACGGAGATCCTGGCTGGGGAGATCGACGTGCGGACGGGGAAGGTGGATCGCCAGGGACGGCCATTCCCGCCATTCCAGGAGCCACTGGGAAGCGACAAGTAACTCTCAGCACAAGGGTGAGGAGGGCGGTGTGAGCTGCGCGGGGGTGGTGGGGGCCGGGGTTGCGGGAGGGGTCGGCCTCGGGCCGACTGGGGCGCAGCTCCGGGCCTTCTGGATGTGGGCGCGGGCGCTCAAGCTCACCGAAGCCCAGGCTCGGGACGCGCTCGAGGGGACGACGGCGATCGCCCTGGGCCGGCCGGTCCGGCACTTCCACGAGCCGCCTGGGCGCGGCGCCTTCACGCTCTCGCGCCGCGAGATGGCCATCGTCCTGGACCACCTCAACGCGGAGACGCGGGGCCGGGTGCGTCGGCGGGGGGAGTGGGTGGAGCTGGGGCGGGGCGGCAAATTGCCTGGGCCGCAGAGGCGGCCTCGGCGCCCCGGACACCCCGGCTCCCGCCTCAGCCTGGAGGCGCTCTGGCGGCTTCAGGGCCTGGTCCAGGGCATGTCGGCGGACTACGTCAACGGGATCTTCGACCGGGCGCTCGATCGGCCGGAGCGGCACCGGACGGAGATCCTCTGGCCCTCCGACGACTGGGCGGTCCGTAAGTGCATCGAGGCCCTGAAGGCGGTGCTCAAGCGGCGGCGTGCGGCAGCGCCCTCCGCGGCTGGCTCATGCCCGGCCCCGACCGGCGGCTAGAGGACTTGCGGATGCGGCTGGAGGAGCTGGGTCGAATCATCGCGGAATTCAGGCAGCAGTTGGACGGGCTGCTCGAGTGGATCCGGACCTGCCCGCAGTGCGGGCGGCCGCTGCGCCGCACGGACCCGATGGAGATCGTGAAGTGCACCTGCGGCTGGGTCTGGAACGGCCCATGAGCTACACGGTGCGGTGCGCCTTCTGCAAGCGGGAGCACGTCTCGGAGTTCTTCGATGACATCCAGGAGGAGATCCTCGCATGCCGGGACCGTGCCCCGAAGTGGCAGCGCGGCGACCTGGAGGCGGTGCAGCCCGAGACGATCCGGACCGTGGACCAAGAGGTTGACCTGCTGAGCCTCGCGACGGCCCTGATTGACTTCGGCGTGTGGACCGCGGACGGCCCGTGATGGCGATGGTGCCGATGATCCTGGGGATCTGGACGCTCGTGAGCATCTTCGTCGGGCTGGCGTTTTGCCTACTGGCGGCGGCTGGCCGGCGGGACAAGGTCGCGGGGCTCCAAGAGCAGTGCCGGTACCACGAGTGGGTCAGGGACGCGCGCGGCGGCCTCTGGTGCCGGCGCTGCGAGTGGGTCGCGGGGCAGCGGGAGGCCGTCCGGCCGTTCGAGGAGCCGCGTGGCTAGGCCGAAGAAGACGGGGGTCGTCCCCTGCGCGGTGCCCGGCTGCGCCCTGTTCTACTGGGCGCGGGGCCTCTGCTCCGGCCACTACGCGCAGTGGTTCTGGTTTGGGAAGACCTGGGGGTTGGCGTGGCTGCCCAGGAGGCAGCAGACGGGCTGCCGGGAGGAGGGCTGCGGGAGGCCCATCCGGTCGGGAAAGGGCGGCCGGTGTTTCACGCACTGGCGGCGGCGGCGGGAGGGGCGGAAGGACTGGCAGCGGATCCGGGACTACCGGCGGGGAGGCGGTCCTCTCTCCGCGGTTCGCCGGGGGCCCGGGAGGCCCGAGATAACGGAGGCGCCGCACGAGCCCACGCCGCGGTCGACCCCCCTCCTCCTGCCCAGGTCGGTCGAGTGCCCCAAGTGGATCCTCGACATCCGTACCGAGGCCTGCCGGGCGGAGCGGGACCGTGGCTGCTGGTGCGAGCGGGGGGGGATGCTGGCGGAGCTCGAGGCGGGAGGGGCGGGGAGGGAGGCGGCGTGAAGCGATGGGTGTGGATCGGGCTGGGAGCCCTCGGGGCAGTGATCGTGGGGGCGGCCGCGGCAGCCTGGTACATCAGGCGCTGGCTGGACTAGGAGACATGGCGATGGCGAAAGCGAAGGCCAAGGGCCGCGACCCTCTCACCCGGGCGATCGTCTCCCGAGAGCGGGGGATCGAGCGGATGCGAGGGAACATCAGGAGACTCCAGCACATCCATCAGAAGGAGGTCGCCGAGATCTGGCGGCGGATCGGGGAGAAGCAGGTCCTCCTCGACGCACTGAGGCGAGGCACACTGAAGAAGTAGGGGTTTTGGTCCCGCTTGACGGGGCCTTCTAGGGGGGATAGAATCCCCCTGAAGACTACTTAGCCACGCCTTAGCCGTGGAGCCCCAGGCGGAAACAAGAGGGCACCGTCTGGGGCTCTTTTTTTGTGGGGGCATCATGTGACGCCGGAGGTCATCGTCATCCACCATTCGCTGACGGAGGACGGGGCCGCCGTCTCCTGGGGGGCGATCCGGAACTGGCACATGGGCCGCGTCCCCGGCAGCCCGTACCGGATGCGGGAGATCGGGTACCACGCGGGAGTTGAGCTGGTCCAGGGCCAGTACGAGGTCCTGCTCGGCCGGTGGTGGGACGAGGCGGGCGCGCACGTGAAGGAAGGCGGGTTCAACCGCAAGAGCCTAGGGATCTGCCTGGTCGGCAACTTCGACCTGGCGGGCCCGCCGCCGGCGCAGTGGAGCCTGGCGAGGGAACTGTCGGCGCGGCTCTGCCGGCTGTTCGGGATCCCGGTGGAGCGGGTGATCGGCCACCGGGAGGCGGGGCTGATGGCGGGGTTCGACTGGCGCCTCAAGCAATATAAATCGTGTCCGGGTTCGCGCTTCGATATGACTCGCTTCAGACAGGAACTCCGCCTGTGACGAAGACATGCACGAGATGTCACCTATCGCTCCCGCTGGACAAGTTCAATGCTCGTTTCGATCGACCGGGCACCCGGTCGCACTGCAAAGATTGTTGCAACGCTTCGCGTCGCAGATGGGAGAAGAAGAACCCCGTAAAGAAGCGTTCTTACTTTCGCACCTGGTACGCGCGTGCTGGGAAGGAATACTCCAGAGTGCGTGCGCGGTCGCTGAGGCTGAAGAGGTTCGGTCTGGACGAGGCGCAGTACGCGGCTCTTCTTGAGTCGCAAAGTGGGCGGTGTGGAATCTGTCGTGGACAGCCGAATGGTCATGGACGCTTCAATTTGGACCATGATCATCGGACAGACAGTGTACGTGGTTTGCTGTGTTCCAACTGTAATACCGCCATCGGTCTTCTCCAAGAGGATCTCGACCGGTTCAGAGCAGCGATCGAATACCTGACATGCCCAGGACGGCGCTTCCCGCTCGAGGATTTCCGGCGGGAGGTCGCGGCGGCCCTGGCGCGCTGAAGGAGGCTGACATGGGCGAGTATTCGGCAGCGTTGCAGAGTGTGCTGATCGGCGGATGGAAGACGAAGGCCGGGGGCGGCCTGGCGATTGTGGTCGGGCTCGGGGGCTACGTCCTCGGGTTCCTGGGGTACCAGGGCTTGACCGGGGACGTGGCGCTCGGCTTCATCGCCGGCGGCTTCATCGCGCTCGGCCTCGGGCACAAGTTCGAGAAGATCAAGGCTGCGGTCGAGAGCCTGCGGAAGTAGGGCCGATGGCCTGGGCGGCGAGCCTGCTGGCGGGGACGGGCGGACAGGTCGCCGGGATCCTCGCCGGCGGCGCGGTCCTGGTGCTCATCGCCTGGCTTCTGATCCGCCTTGGGCGCCGACATGGGCTCGGCGAGGCCCGACAGAGCGACGTCGAGCTGCGGGCCGCGATGGAGAAAGCGAGCCACGGGGGGTACTCGAGTGAGAGGGAACGGCTGGAGGGCCTGGATCCCATTACTGGCCGGCCTCCTGACGGCGAGCTGCGCCGGCCTGGGAATCCTGGGGCCGGGCCCGCCTGACGTCACGGTCTACGACCTGCCGGAGCGCCCGGCCATGCGCGCCGTCCCCTTCGAGGACGAGCACGCCGTCTATCCGGCGAGTCCGGTCTACCGGCTGGAGAGCGAACCCGAGGGGGACTACGTCCTCGCCGCCGGGTTCAGCGTTGAGGCCTGGTCGGCCTTCCGGGCGTGGCTGGTCGAGACCCTGGCCCGGTTCAACGCGAACAGGTGTGCCCTCCTCGCCGTGAACGGGCAGGCGGATGAGCGATGCCGGATGGGGGGGGGCTTGGATCCATCCCGTGAGGCGCCGGCGCTTCGGCCTCAGCCTCCGCCGGCGCCGAAGCCCCAGGGCGCGCCGGCAGGATGGGCGACGGAGCGATGACGCGAGTGCGGGCGTGGCTCGAGGCGGGGCTCCCCTGGGGGATCCTCGCCCTCATGGCGGGGGGATTCCTCGGGGGCGATGTCAGCGAGGGGGTCCAGCGCCTCGTCGTCCAGAACGGGGGCGTCCTGCTGCTCGTGGCGCTGATGCTGCAGTACGCCCCCCGCGCCATCGAGGCGCAACGGGACCAGGCCCGGGCCCTCCAGGACCTCGCGGCCTCGATTCGTGAGCAGGGCGGACTGCACGAACGGGCGCTGGACGAGCTCCGCCACGGCCAGGAGGTGATCATGGACCGCCTCGGGCACATCAAGGCCAGGCTGGAGGGGAGGCTGTGAGCGGCGAGAGCGCGCGATACTGCGGGGCGATCCTGGAGGAGCTGCGCCGGCACATGGACCGGGAGCGCAAGGGCCAGGAGGACGAGAACGCCTACCTCGATCAGGAGCTCCTGGCGGAGCGCCTGCACAAGTTCTACCGAATCACGCTTACGGCCGCCGAGCTGCACTCCCCCCTCACGATCCTCAAGGACGCGGGCTACGTCGAGTACAAACGGGTGCGCCTGGGCCGGCCGCCCCGGAGCCGATGGATGACCGCGTGGCGCATCATGGGCAAGGGGGTTCGGCTGCTCGAGGGCGAGATCGAGGACCCGGCCGTCAGGGTCCTCGGCTGGTAGCGGGCGGCAATGCATGGCGCGCGCGCGGCACTTCATCACGCAGGAACTGAGCGAGGACGCCCTGGCGGTCGTGCACGCCGGGTTCCTGCGCCATGCCACGCTCGCGGCCATCGTCGCCAAGGTCAAGGAGGCGACGGGGGAGAAGGTCGCCTCCTCCTCGCTTCAGCGGTACCGGGACTGGTGGAAGTCCGAGGCGCGGCCCGCCCAGGAGGCGGCGGCGATGGCGCGGGAAGTGGCGGCCGCGCTGAAGGGCCACCCGGCCGAGGACGTCCGGAAGGTGATCGAGCAGAAGATCGAGCAGCTCTATCTCCTCCAGCTCCGCCACCTCGAGGGGAAGGATCCGCTGGAGGTCGCCGGGTTAGCTCTGGAGCAGCAGAAGGTGAGCATGCGGCGCGACAAGCTGGGCCTCGATAGAGAGCGGGAGCAGCTCCACAAAGAGCGGCTCGCCCTCGACAAGGGGAAGGTGGAGCTCCAGCGGGAGAAGAAGGCGGCGATCGACCGCCCGGCGCTCTTCCTGGAGTTCTTCAAGGGTATGGTGGACCAGCTCGTCCACGTGGATCCCCAGGCGGCCGGGGTCTTGAACAAGCACTTCGACCGGCTGATGGCGAAGGTCAAGGCGGCCCATGCGTGACGAGATCCTGAGCCTGACGCCCCGGCAGTTCGCGCTCGAGGAGCGGGAGCTGCGGGAGTACATCCGCCGAGCCGTCTCGGCCTTCCCGGACGACACGGCGGAGACGAAGGCCGCCCGGATCCGCCGGGCCCGGGACGACCGGCAGTTCTTCTTCGACACCTACCTCCCGCACTATTTCACGGACCCGCCCGCCCCGATGCACGCGGAGATGGACCGCCTCCTCGAGGTCCGGGAGGACCCGGTCGCGGTGGCGGCGGCGCGCGGGTTCTCCAAGAGCACCCGGGTCTCTTTCGGCAACCCCCTCCACGCGATCTGCTACGAGCTGCGTCACTTCATCATCCTGGTCCAGGCGACCGGCGAGCTCGCGGCGCCGATGGTGCGCGCGATCCGGATCGAGCTGGAGGAGAACGCGCGGATCCGGAGTGACTTCGGAGACCTGAAGGGCCAGCCCTGGGGGGACGACGACCTGACGACCCGGACGGGCATCAAGGTCCTGGCGCGCGGTAAGGGCCAGGCGATCCGGGGCATCAAGCACGGGCCGCACCGCCCCGACCTCATCATCCTGGACGACCTGGAGGAGGACCAGGACGTCCGGAACCCCGCCACGGTCAAGCGGCTCCTCCAGTGGGTCCGCGAGGCGGTCATGGGCGCGCTCGACCCGCACCGGGGCTCGCTCATGTGGATCGGGACCCTCCTGTCGAAGCGGTCGGCCCTGGCCCTGGTCCTGGCCGACGAGGCGTGGGTGCACGCCTGGTTCCCGGGGGAGAACACGGACGGGACCCCGGCCTGGCCGGCCCGCTTCTCGGCCGAGGTCCTGGCCCGGATGAAGCGGAAGATGGGCTCGGTCGCCTACAACAAGGAGATCCTGCTCATCGCCCCGGACGACGAGGCCCTCTTCAAGGAGTCCTGGATCGTCCGGTACCGGAAGGCGGACATCGCCGGGCAGGTGCACGTGGTCAAGGAGGCGGTGGACCCGAGCCTGGGGCGGGGCGAGACGGGGGACTTCCGGGCGTTCGTGAAGGGGGGGCGGTCGCAGGACGGGTACCTGTACCTGCGCCGGCCGGACATCACCCGGCGGTCGCTGGACTCCATCGTCCAGGTGGCCTACGCCCGGCAGCTCGAGGAGGCGGCCTCCGAGATCTTCCTGGAGGAGAACGGGTTCCTGGGGCTCGAGCTCTACTTCCGCTCGGAGGGGGAGCGGCGGGGGATGCACCTCCCCATCCGGATGGTCAAGCAGGTGGAGGCCAAGGAGACCCGGGTCGCCAAGGCCTCCCCCCTGGTCGAGCGGGGGATCCTGCGGTTCCTGGCCGAGGACCCCATGACGGACCTCCTGATCGAGCAGATGCTGGCGTTCCCCAGCACCACGGTCAACGACGACGGCCCGGACGCCATGGCGACCCTGTGCGATGCCCTGATGCTCCAGGTCGAGGCGGCCGACGTGGGGTCGGACCGGCTGGAGCGGGTCCTGGAGGAGGAGGCGGCGGCCGGAACCCGGGCGGGGCGCTGGGCGCGCGACCTCGTAGGCGGCCACGTGAGGCGCCCGGGCTGGATGGGGCATGGAGGATAGGGGAAAAGGTGGGCCCGCCTTTTCTAGGGCCAGCCAGGCGGTCACAGCGGGGGAAATGGGGGGGGGGCTGGGATGACGTGCGGACATTGCGGGGCTGAGGTCTCCGGATACCGGCGCGGGAGCCCGAAGAAGTGGTGCGGCGAGGGTTGCCGGTCGGCCTTTCGGACAGAGGCCAGGCGGGTGGGCGCCAAGACCCTCCGGCGGCAGAAGGCGGCAGGCTCATCCAGGCCGAAACCGGCGCCGTGCCGCCCCGTGACCGAGCGGATGTGGAGGGCGACACTGGCCCTCCTGGCCGAACCGTGCTGAGGGGTCAGCCATGAGCTGGTGGCAGCACCTGGTCGGGTACCTGGCGGGGCCGATCATCGAGGCCCGGGTCAAGGAGCAGATGCTCAACCTGCCCCTGGCCCGGAAGGGGGACGAGAACTTCCGCAGGATGACGGCGAACCCCCAGCGGGACCTGACCCCCCTCGCCCAGGACCGCCAGGCCGAGCTCGCCTACTACCTCTACAAGACGAACGGCCTGGCCACCCGGATGCTCGAGCTGCCGCGGGACATGGTCGTGGGGGACGGGTTCAAGTTCACGGCCGAGAACGAGGACGTGGCCGAGGTCCTGGAGCGGTTCTGGAACGACGGGGTCAACCAGATGGACCTGACCCTGGACCAGCGAGTCCTGGAGCTCGGGATGTACGGGGAGCAGTGCTACCCCGTCTTCGTCTCCCCGCACATGGGCCGGGTCCGGCTCGGGTACCTGGACCCCACGGCCATCGAGGGCATCCAGGCCGACCCGGAGAACGCCGCCATCCTCCTCGGGGTCCAGACGAAGCAGGAGGTGACGGGCAAGCCCCGCCGCTACGCCATCATCCTGAACGAGGACGCGGAGACGGTCCTGAGCACGGCGGGGCGGCAGCTCCGGACCCTCTTCAACGACGGGGCCTGCTTCTTCTTCTCGGTCAATAGGGCCCTCAACGCCACCCGGGGCTCCTCGGACCTCCTGCCCCTCCTCGACTGGCTGGACGCCTACGAGAACTGGCTCTTCGACCGCCTGGAGTGGGCCTCCCAGCTCGGGGCGTTCCTGTGGGACGTGACGCTCAAGGGCATGAACGAGGACCAGATCCGGCAGTGGCTGGAGAACAACCCGCCCCCGAAGCGCGGCTCGGTCCGGGCCCACAACGAGGCCGTGCAGTGGCAGGCGGTGAGCCCGGAGCTGAAGGGGGACGACCTCCAGGCGATCCAGAAGGTGTTCCTCCACCACATCCTTTCGGTCCGGGGCTGGCCGGAGCACTGGTTCACGGCGGGGGGGGAGGTGACGAGGGCCTGCCACGATATGGAGACCGAGACGCTCACCGAGCGAGGGTGGCTGCCCTATCACGAGATCCACGATGAAGACCGCATCGGGACCATCAATCCCGAGACAGGGGCCCTGGAGTTTCACCGTCCGACCCGGCGGTACCGGTATCCATACAGCGGCCCCATGATGCGGATCCGGAACAAGCAGCTCGATCTCCTCGTGACCCCGGACCACCGCATGTGGGCAAAGCGCGAGCGGAACGATCCCGGCAAGGAGGCCTACGAAATCATCCAGGCGCAGCAGATGGTCGCGAACCGATGGTGCATCCCGGTCGCCGGGAAGTGGGAGGGAGAGCAGCGCGAGATCTTCCTTCTCCCCGAAGTGAAGACCGGACCAGGCCGCGCGATCTATCCCGAAGTCGTGCTGCCGATGGACCTGTGGCTCGAATTCCTCGGCTATATGATCAGCGAAGGCCATGTGCGCGAGAAGCTGGGGCAGTACACCGTCAACCTCGCGCAGAAGAAACCCGAGGGCATCGCGCGGATCGACCGGTGCCTCTCGCGGCTGCCCTTCGAGTTTCGGCGCTCGATCTCGAAGGACGACGGGACGGTCCGGTGGGTCGTGAACGACAAGGGCCTGAACGTTTGGTTGCGGGAACAGTGCGGCTCGCGCGCCCGGCAGAAGCATCTCCCGGAGTTCGTCCATGGGCTCTACGCGCGCCAGCTCCGGATCCTCTTCGACGCCCTCATGGTGGGCGACGGCCATATTCCCCGAGAGCCCAACGCGAGGTGGTCGATCTACTACACGACGAGCAGGCAGTTGGCGGACGACGTCCAGGTCCTGGCCTTCAAGCTCGGGCTCCGGGCGAAGACCCTTTCGCATAGGATCCGTGGCAGGAAAGGGCTCCACTATCGGGTCTATCTGCATTCGCGGTCCGAGGCCCTCGCCGGGCAGGATGCGATCCATCGAGTCGAGGGATACGCAGGAGACGTGTACTGCTTCGAGGTTCCAAACCATCTGTTCGTCACGCGCCGGAATGGGAAGGTCGCCGTCACGCACAACACCGCGGCCGAGATGGGGGATCCGATCCTCAAGACGCTCGCCAAGCGCCAGGGCTACGTGAAGTACATGCTGGCCTTCACGGGGCGCTACGTGGTCCGCCAGGCGATCAATGCCGGCCTCCTCCGGGAGAAGGTCCCGGTGAAGGCGAAGGGGAGCGAGGGGACCGTCCTGAAGGCGGCCGTGGAGACGTTCAAGGTCGAGGCGCCGGAGATCTCGGCCAAGGACATCAACCGGATCGGGCAGGCCCTGGCCGGCGTCAGCGCCTCGCTCATGATCGCCCAGAGCAACCGCTGGATCCAGCCCGAGGACGCCGCGGGCATCTTCGCCATGCTCGCCTCGATGCTGGGACGGGAGGTCGAGCCGGCGCCGCAGGACCAGGCGGGGGGGCCGGGCGGCGAGGACTTCACGCCGGAGAGGCTGGCCGAGATGCGCCGGCGCCTCGGCATGGGGAACGGGAAGCCACCGGACGGCGACGATGACCCCGACAAGGGCGGCGGCGCCCCCGCCAAGGAAGGCAGCCGGAGAGGCTATGCCCGGTAGGGCCGTCCTCGCGCGGGCGATCGAGCAGGGGTACTGGAGCCCCGGGCAGCGGGCGGCCTATGCCCTGCGGCTCCAGGTCCTGATCTCCCGGGCGGGGCGGATCGAGGACGACACGGTCCGCCAGATGCGCCGGCTGCTCCGGGAGGGCCAGCGCGACACGGTCGAGCGGATCGCGTTCGCCATCCGGAAGGCCGAGGAGGGCGGCAGCACCTTCGACCTGGCCCGGATCGGCTCCACGATCCAGGAGATCGAGGAGGTCCTCCTGGAACTGAACGAGGGGGCGGGCCGGATCAGCCGGACGGCCGCGGAGGAGACCGCGGACGTCGGGCGCCTCCTGGTGGACGAGCCGCTGCGGGTCGCCCTCGGGACCGACATCCTCCCCGCGCACCACCTGCCGCGCTCCACGGTGGCCGCCGCGTCCGACTTCTCGGCCGACCTCATCACCCGGATGACCCGGGACGGGATCCGGCGGATCAGCGCCGAGATCCAGCTCGGCGCGATCGGCGTGAAGGATCCCCGGGAGGTCATGGAGGCGGTCGGGCGGAACCTGGACGACCCCTCGATCTTCGGGAGCCTGGCGAACCGGGCGGAGATCATCACCCGGACGGAGCTGGGCCGGCTGCACGCGATCGCTGGCCAGGCCCGCCAGGAGGAGGCCGCCCAGGTCGTCCGAAACATGCAGAAGCAGTGGATGTGGTCGGGCAAGGCGCGCGTGACGCACGCGGCCGCCCACGGACAGATCCGGGACGTCTACGAGGACTACGACGTGGGCGGAGAGAAGCTGATGTTCCCGAGGGACCCGAAGGGGAGCGCGGCGAACACGATCAACTGCGGGTGCAGCTCGCTCCCGTACATCGGCGGGCTGAGCGAGGCGTTGCCGAGCGTCGAGCAGCAGGCGGCCTGACACACGAAAGGAGCAGCGCGATGGCGAAGGAGGAGAAGTCGAGCGACCTGGTCAAGGAGGCGTGCGAGGCCCTCGGGATCCCGAAGGAGTACGTCTTCGCCGCCAAGGTCTATGACGACCGGGTGGTCGTGGTGACCCTGGGCGGCCACAAGGGGACCTACACCCCGGGGAAGAAGACCGACCGCCTCCCCGAGTACAAGGTGACCGGGAAGGGCAGCCCGCCGCCGGAGAAGCCCGCGGCGAAGTAAGGAGGCCCGATGATCCGGAAGGAAGGCGACAAGTTCCTCCTGTACAGCGCGGACGGCTCCAAGCTCCTCGGCTCCTTCGGCTCGCGGGATGCGGCCGAGGAGCGGGAGGCCGAGATCACGCGCATCGCCGCCGCCGAGGGCATCGAGCACGTGGCGGCGGAGCAAGCCAAGACATCGGCGCCGATCGAGCTGCTCGTCACCGAGGCCTCGGTCGAGCTCCGGGAGCCGAAGGGCGAGGCCTGGCTGGTCCGGGTGATCCGCTCCGGGTTCAGCAAGCAGCCGAAGCCGGTGCCCGCAGCCGGGATCCCGGAGCCGATTCCCTGGTACTACACCGCCGAGGCGATCAAGGGCGCCCCGGAGGTCTTCGAGGGGGCGCCGGTCTACGCCTTCGAGGTGGCGCCGGCGCTGCACGGCCACCTGGGGCTCTCGCCGGATGAGAAGACCCGGAAGGGGCTCCTCAAGCACCTGGTGGGGACGATCTCCCAGGTGAAGGAGGCGGCCGGCGAGCTGCTGGCGCGCCTCGACCTGCTGAAGGGAGCCGAGTGGCTCCAGGAGAAACTCGCCGACCTGGCGAAGAAGGGCCGGAGCGACCTGGTCGGCCTGTCCATTGACAGTCGGGTGTACGGCGTGCCGGTCCAGACCGCGGAGGGGCGGGCCTTCGCGGTCCTGCGCTTCACGAAGCCCGCGACGGTGGACTTGGCCACCCATCCCGCCGCTGGCGGGGCATTCCTCCGGGCGCTTGAATCGCTCGGGGCGAAGGAGGTCACGATGCTGAAGGAGTTGCTCGAGAAACTCCGGAAGCGCCGCCCCGACCTGGCGGCGCAGCTGGGGGAGAACCCGACGGAGGAGCAGGTCAAGGAGGCCTTCG